TATCAGCGTTCATACGCTCTTTTAAATATTCTTTGGAATTGCAATCCGGTATGTGCTGCTGAACTTTATGCTCCAGGTATTGCAAAAACTGATCTGGCTCTAATTCAAGTATTGCTGCTGATGGATTTGGATATATTCTTTTTAGATGAAATTTAGTTATTGGTCTTTGCAGTTTACTTTCATCAACTGTGTACCAAACAATCCAATAAGGTATCTTTAAGCATTCAGCGATCTGCTTATATGGTCTTTGCATCCACTCTGATTTGCCTCTAAATGAGCTGTCTTTATTGTAAATAGTATCAGCTATAATTAAGTTTTTAGCGCAAGCTGGACAGATGCTAATAAAGTCCAAATCCGTTAAAGCCACCAAATCGTGAGCCTGTCGATGCCATTTTGATACAGGAGTTCTGGTTACGCTAAAGTATTCAGTTCTAGCCATTATAATAACCTCTTAAAAAGCTCATATTTAAGGCGTTTAATATGTGTGGATAAGATGTCAAGTTATTTTAGTCATACTTGACTATAATATTAGTCTCTGCCATAAAATCTTATATCTATGGAATTAGCATTAAAGACAGAGTGGTTGAAATCCGAGCCTTCTAAAGAATGGCTTAACTCACATCAAGACGAAGATTTCTTTATAGATTTTAAAAAGAATTATAAAGCTCAAACAGGCGCAACAGCAACAGTTCAAATCAATTTTTTTTCTGAAAAATTAACAGGTGATAATAAAGTAAATAGTTTTAGCTATTTTATATCTGGCTACTCAATTGATGTTTATAGAAAAATATTAGGTTTAGATTTTATTAAATTAAAAGATGAATTTATTGATTTATGGCAATTTGAAAAGACAGAATATCAAAATAAAATTTTAAAAAATACATTTGCTCCTGCTGATACAGCTGAACAATTAAGCACTCAGTTACATCATAACAATTTAGATACTAAAAAATTTGCAGAAAAATCAGATAAAAACTTTTCAAACATTTGGAAAGAACTTCGTGGTCAAAGAAAAATATCTATTGACCAAGCAATTAACTATTCAAAAGTTTTGAATTGCGATCCTGTTGATTTATTATTTGAAGAACTGAAATGTCAGGTGTGGGGTGCGGTTGATCTATTATCTGTTCAGTCATTAGGTCAATATGATTACGTTCCAGGTCAAGTATGGACTTATGATACTGAAATTGTAACTGTTCCAAGAGATATTTATAGACCATCAATCAAAGCAATTAAAATTAAAAGTGCAGGTTCTGTTTATAATAACCATATTATTTTTTATTATAAAGGTAGCGACATTAAAAATTATCATGGCAAATTAGTTATTGTAGGCAAAAAATTTTTACTAGATGAATTTGGTATAGACGACATCAGATACTTCTTTGGAATTTATGAGAATGCCAGAGGTAAAATAAATATATTAAACCCAGATCCATTTGCAAAAAATAAGATTGTTATTGAAGATGTAGCTGATCCTTTATTTATATCTCCTGTAGCTGCAATCATTGATCCTATTCTTACTAAAAAATCTAATAGAGTAAGATCTGCAATATTAAGAAATGATATTCAAGATAAGCTAAATGAGGTTGAAAAAACTTTATTTAAAACAAGAGAATTATTATTAACATTAAAAGATAAGAAAAAAACTACTGAAACAAAACACAAATATTCTCAAGTGCTAGGTCAATATGAAAGATTACTTACTAATTTAGATAACAATAATAAAATTCCAGAATTTAAAAATTATACTAAAAAAATAGCATGACAATTAAAACGCCATTATTTTTAAGAAAAAAAGAAGTTTGCTTGAGATATGGAATTCCTGAAAGCTCATTAAAACACATGGTGTCTGCTAGATATAAATATCAAAAGCCTCCACATAAAAAAATAGGTAGAACAAGTTTTTATGGTCCAACAGATCAATTAGACGCTTGGTGGAACTCTGATTTAACTGGAAATAAATTAGAGAACAATACGGCGAATGCGGCGATCAAAGCAACTAAGTTAAAATTAGCTAAGTAGAAGTTCTAAGTAGTCAAGGCTGACTACATCAATAGACAAGTTAGACATAGGAGATTACATAAGCTCTTATGACAAACGCAAATATAATTTTAGATAATAATACAAAAATTTTAGATCCTCTTGCAGAAGCTAAAAATATTAATCCTCCATTCGCAATTAAATTAAAACTTTCTCACCACTCACCTACTCAATGTTTAATGCCAGATGGTCCATTCATTTATAGATATGTAATCTGCGATCAGACAACGAGAAGATTATTTGAAGGCAATTCTCAAATGGCTGCAGGTGTTGCAGTTAACAATGCTCTTCAATGGCATTACGCAGATATTCTTTGGAAACTAAGCCCAGCAAATAAATTAACTCCTACTAATCATATTAAATTAAAAAAAGATTTCGCTATCAAAGCAGCGATAGAAGAATTCAAACAATACAAGCCAGCTAACGATAAGGATCAAGCAAAGAAAGATCATTATCTTGAAACGTTGCCTGTAACGATTGAAAACGCTTTCCAAGCAATTGGAAAATTAGCTAAGGTAGAACCTGTTACTTGTGAAAATTTTGTAACGATACCTGGTGATAGTCTTTCTCTCTCTCTTGCTATCATTGGTCGTTCAGATTTTGAATTTGGTAACTTCGGCTTCAAGTCTTTGGCAGCTGGTTCGGAAAAATCGTCTCCTAGTGCTGCTGGATCCTTTCTCCTTGAACTCAAAACATCATGGTCAAGACCAGGTAAAGCTAAAAAAGATGGTTCTTTGTCGTTCGCATCTTCGAAAGCTCCTACCTTAGCTTCTCAAAATCATTTAATTCAAGTTGCCTTTTATGCAGCTGCTTATGATTTTAAAATTGCAGTTAAACTTTTATATGTAACAGAACAAGACACAGCTTTGTTCGATAGCAGTAATTGTGAATGGTTAACTGTTGAAGGATTAAAGAAAAATTTTAAATATATTTTAAATGTAGCAAAAAGAAGAGAGCGTATGTTTGCACGCTATCAAGACTTACCAGTTGATGAAATAAAAAAATCTTTAATTGCTGATGTTGATCCACAATTCGATCATCCATTTTATTGGAACATCGGTAGAGAATTTAAAGAGCAAGCTAAGGAGTTATGGAATGTGTGAATACAGAATTAAATATATTGGTTCATTAATTCTAGAGGACCGCATACTTCGCAAACAAATAAGACGTAAAAATATTTTCTTAGCAATAATAACACTAACAATAGGAGTAATGATAATATGGCTGATAAAATAATTCAAACCATTAGCGATTTTAAGAACAGTCTTAATGGTCAAACAATATCAATTCATGGCAAGGATTACGCTACAGTTGCTCATCGTATAGCAATCGTAAGACGTAATCTTGGATCTGATTTAGATATAGTAACTAAAATAATTAACTTGGATAACGATAAAGCTGTTGTCCAGGCTGATATATTCCTAGAAGGAAAGCACGTTAGTTCTGGTTTAGCAGAAGAGTTTAGATCTGCATCAAGAATTAATCAAACAAGCGCACTAGAAAATGCTGAAACATCAGCTGTTGGTCGTGGTCTTTCATTCCTTGGAATAACAAACGATCAGATTGCTTCTGCTGAAGAAGTTAGTCTGGCTATAGAACAACAAGATAAACAATTACAAAAGGCTTTAACAGAGCTGGAAGTGATCTCACATCTTGGAGCCTATAAATCTTGGTTGTCAACTTACAAACCTTCCTTTCAACAACTGAAAGAAAAAAATCCATTATCTTACACAAGATTTATGGAGAAGTTCACAGCAATAAAAACAAACCTAACAAACAAAGGAGTTAACCTAAATGGTTGAAGATAAAAAGAAAAGTAATCTTGGTATCGCAGTTCCTCAAACGAATAAGAAAGATCCAAAGTCATACGACTTGTCAGGATCATTCGAAGTTTTAGGAATAAAATACAGATTTGGTGCTTATAAATCAGTAGCTACTGGAGAAGGTAAAATGTCCAAAGGTTCTGAATATTACTGGTTTCACAGAATTGAATTGCAGGATGATGCCGCAAAAAAACCTGCTCAAACATCTTTTGATCCAAACGAATTGGAGAAAATGTAATGGACACAGATAAGTTTAAATCGGTTGCGATCAATATGGACACTTACAAACGTATTGAGGAGCTTGCGTCTAAACGATTTGAGCTGCCAATCAGTATGAGTAAAACAATTGAGTTCTTTATTAAAGAAGCTCATCAAAACTGGAAACCAAATGGAAAACATCAATCTAAATAAAAGATTGAACTCCATTCGTAAAGAAAAGGAGCAGGAGTACGGACCATTTAAAGAAAATATGAAAGATATTTCTATTATTTGGTCTGCACTTCTCTCTGATCTTTTAAAAAAGAAATTATCTCCGCACCATGTTTGTCTTATGTACACAGCAGCAAAATTAATAAGAGCAGCTCATCAATATAAAGATGACAGCTACATCGATGCGCTGAACTACTTAGAACAAGCAAGAATGATGCACGAGCAACATGATCTACAAGAATTTACAGAAAGATTTTAAACCTATGAGCATTATGGAATTTAAAGCTCATTTAGAAATCTCTCACAGAGATACATTTGATAATAAAAAAATAGAAAAACTTTATAAAATTTATATTAGAAATTATGAAAAAAAATCTTAATAACATTTATGTATTTCCAGGAGTTGTTAATCCCAAAATACAAAAAGTTGAACTAGATATGACTTCAACAGAGGAAAGAATGAACTATATATTTAATTTAGACGATTACGAATTTGGCGCTCAAAACATTACACAAAAAGATTTAGAAATCCTTGCTGATTATGCTGATGTGATGAACTTTACTGGTCTAGCTGCAAGAAGATTAATTTCAGTCTTAGCCATGACAGTTGTCAGAACTGAAGCAGCAATCAATGAAATTGAGGAGGAAAATTCATGAGAAGAATTTATAAAACAATTATAGGTGAAACTGTTTTCTTAAATAATGAAACAGGCTATTGCAAAAGATTAGAAGGCACTCCTTGGTACATCAAAGATTTAAACCATACATCAGGATATTTTTTAAGAATAGGAAATACATTTAAAGAGTTTCCTGCAGCTTGTTTTGAAAACACAGCTATTGCTTCAAAGGAGTTCGATTTCAGTAATGTGAAAGAACAAATTAACCAATTTAACCAGGAGGTAAATTATGCGAAAGCAAATTCATCAAACAGCTGAAGATCAATTAAATAAAATGATCGGAGCAAATTTAAGATACTGCAGAGTACTTAGAAAACTAAGCATGACTGATGTGGCTACTTTTATAGGAGTTACACATCAGCAAGTT